GCAGCGCTCTTTTGTGGCATACTCTCCAATTTCCTCTAAACACCCGTCACTTATGCAAATTACGTGGCGCTTTTTGTCTGCCTCTGCGCCGCCTCTCTTTTTCTTTATGTCCTCGTACTCTCCATACTCTACGCAGGCGTAATTACCGCCCAGTCTATACAGCTTTTCTTTATTCTGGCTGCGTATATATACCTCGCTCATTGCCTTTATCTCCTTGCCTCTAAGTTTTCCATTTCAGAAATGCAGTTTGACGGTATCAGCTCATAAGCTGCCGCCTCTATTTCTGTAAGCGCCTCTTTGTACTCAATGTATCCCCACGCCTGCCGTGCTATCTCTGGTACGTTCTGCCGTTCCTCAAAATTTTCTATATGTAAAATCTCGTTTCCCTGCGGCTTTGGAAATGTTCCCAGCGATAACGGGCGTAAAGGGCTGTAATATCTGTGGCTCATTCTCCCGCCCCGCTTTCCTCTTTATGTTCTTGGTAGCCCTCTAAATAGCCTAATGCCTCTACGTCAATTTCCTTGCCGTCCTTACCGTCGCTGTTTATCCGAATTTTGCCGTAGTAGGAATAAATACAGCAGCCGTCATAGTCGTATACTCTTATACTGCCCTCTGTGGCTGCCTCTGGTGTTTCAATAACCAGCGGCTCTGCCTGCTGCATCTGCGCTGCTACCTGTTCGTCTGTTACTGGCTCGCTGTTCTTTCCTCTGTACCAGATAGCCAGCATAAACAAAATGATTGCCAGCACGCCTGCCGCTATAATGGCTACGCACTGTATCAGTTTCTTAACTGCCTGTCGTTTCATTATCCTTTTTACCTTTCTGCTTTTCCTGCTCTTCCTCTGCACACCGTATAAACGCCTCAATGTTGGCAATTTTCTTGTTATGTGCGTTAATAGCTTTTTTGGCTTTTTCATACAGCCAATACCATTGCGCAATTTCCTTATTTTCTTTCTCTTTCTGCAAATCCCTTTCCGCTTTTTCTATTGCATCTTCCAGATTTCCAGAATATGTAAAATGCCGCATATTTTTTGTTTCTCTGATTTTATAGCTTGCCTTTCCCACTTACTCGCCCCCTTTTTCTACCTCAAAACGTAATTTCATTTGTGCCGGGTACAAATCTACCTTTGGTGCGCTGCGCCCGTTCCAGCGTTTCCCGCCGCACTCCCCTACACATTTCCAGCCAGCCGCTTTAAGACTGCTGCCTGTTTCGGATACTAAAATATAAGTAATCAGTTTTTTGTATCCTAAATTTCTTGCTGCTCTCCATGCTGCCGAATACAAAAAACTGCACGCATTTCTTGTACCGTCTGTGCAAAGTCTATTTACTTCCAGCGTTAGCCCGTTATCCAAATATCTGCTTACTGGTCTACCCACAATAGCCACGCCTACTATTTTCTCTCCGTCGCTTGCCGCAATGCTGAATTTATGCCCCACTACTGGCTTATGGTGTCTATGGTATCTCTCAACAAAAGCATTAGCCTCTTTTAACGTAATTGGTACTAATTCAAGCATTTACTGCCGCCTCTCTTCCGTAGCAAAATAGTAGTTATCTACTATCAGCATTTTTTACTGAAAAGACACATAAGCCCCAGCGGTACGGTAATAACCGCTATTGTTATGTCGCCCTCTGCCGCCCATACTGCCAGCACGGTAACTACCAGCATTGCAAGCCCATAGGCTTTCTGCTTAATGAAATACCAGCGGCTGGCTTTCTTTTCCTGCTCCCGCTGTCGCCTCTGCTCTTTTTTCTTTCGCATATCTGCCATTGCATCTGCGTAGCCTTTCTGGTATGCGTCCTCTACTATCAATGCCTCTGCTGCCATTCTCTGCCTCTCTTCCTTTCGGCGGCGCTCTCTGTCTTTCCATGTGTGCCGCTCTCCTGTTCTGGCGTTTTGTTTTTACCGTGCGGGCTGCTTTTCGCATTAAAAAGCAACTGAAAACCTGTTGACTGTCCACATACTTTCTGGCTGGTATGACCGCCGCTATTTTTCCACGGTATACAGATTGCAGCTATTAGCCTGCTGCCCTCTGCCGCAGGCTCGCCATGCCTGCTACGCAATGCGCCGTGTGGGACTTGAACCCACGACTTGCCGCTTATGAGGCGGCTGCTCTAACCAACTGAACTAACGGCACTCGTGGCGGCTGCTGCCGCCTACATTTCCTCTAAACTGTCGGTTTCTTCCAGATAGCCTATAAATTCCTCTAAACTATCTACGTTTTCCTGCATCTGCTCGCCACGTTCTCCATACTGCAAACTCTCTGGCAGATTTTCGTAGCTTTCCTGTTCTTCGTCTTTTACCTCTTCCAAAATGTCCCTTGCTTGGCTTATCAGCTCTAATGCCTCTGCAATTCTGTTGCGCCTCTGCTTATTCAT